ATGACTGCTTGGTATGCTGGGCTAGATGAAGCACTTATGAACCCTGACCTATCCAAAACAGACAAGTTAATACTACAGGCACAGCGACAGTATGTTGCTAGTGTTGCCGCGTTGTCTATGTCTGGTACTACTACAACAACTACTGCGGGTGTTAGAGGAGTTTCTTCTCAGCTAGAAGATAACAATGCACCGAAAAGAAGTGAGGGCTGGGTTAAGACTAGGGCTACTTATACAAGAAAAGATAAAGATGGAAACGAAGTAGAGAAAGAAACAGGTGCTGATGTATATACAAGAATTGTATACAATAACGGAGAGATTGTTCCTGCTGAAGAGGTTGAAAGAACAAAAAGTCTTAAACAAGATAGCACCGAAAAAGCCCCTGCTAATCAAGACGGAATGTATTCTAAGCTACAAGAAGCTATAATGAACATGAGGTTAGAAATAAACAAACCTCAAGATGTTATGAATTATTTTAAAAATAGAGCTGTTGTTTGGGATGAGATGAGAGATTCAGGGATGCTTACATTTTTACAAGACAGTATAAAAGAAGGCAAGCCTGTAACTAGAACAGAATTAATGAAACAGTTTAACGATAACTCTCTTATGGAAAGTTATAGAAGAGAAACATTAACCCCTAGTTCTGTAAGAGCCACAAGCGTTTTTGACTTGCTCCCTGAGTCAGACATAATAGCTATAAATGAATATGGTTTAGAAGACGAAGCTAACAGAGACAGAGCAAACGGAAGAGCTTTGAACGAGCAAGAAAAAGAAAATAAAATTGCAGACACTTCTTACTCTATGTATTCCGTAATTGTTCGTAGCGCATTAAACCGAAAGCCTTTTATTTCATCTGACCGTAAACAAGATGAGGAAAGTTATTTAGAACAAGACAGTCGTGTTCGTACTCCGGCTATAGTACCAGAAGCTATTACTAGTGATTATAATAAAGAAGAAATATTTGATTTGGTTATGAAGGCAACAGTCAAAGCCAATCAAGATTTAATAAAAAACCCTACTACTATAGAAACCCCTAGAGAAGAAGGAAAGAAAGCTTTTGAAAATTTGCTTGTTAGAGGAAAAGAACAAGGCTATGTTGATTATGAAGATATGGTTGAACTTTTACCAGAGGATTATTTAGATATTGAAAATGTTACATCAATTACAAAAGTTTTAGATGAAATAGATATTGTTGTTCCGAATGAAAAAGATTTACCTACAGACAAGTTTCCTTTATTCCAAAAAAATAAACAAGCTCAAATAGAATACATAGAAAAATATTTGCCTGAAGATTTAAAAAATGATTTAGATTTTTATGCTAAAGAAACATCAGAAAAGTATTTAGAAGAAAACCCTGAGTATACTTGGAACGTAGACACTGATGAATTTTCTTACAATGTTACGGGTTATAATGGTTCTTATACATTAACTGTAACAGGTAAAGCTTATGGAGACCAGCCTGCTAAAACAATGCTAGTCGAAGATATTAACGGCTCACTTGAAGAAGTTGAAGTACGAATGAAAGGATATGACAGAAGTAATTCCATTGAGCCTGTTACTTTAGCAAACTCTGTGTATGGAGACCAAAAATATAATTCGCCTAACCTTGATACAAATACTTATAAAGAAACTATAATAGTCATGGACAGTCCTGACGGAGGTGTTCTTAAAGGAGGCTATCCTTATAACCATTACTCAACAATAGACAATACTGTTTTACATTTGAGAACCTCAGAAAGAATAGACGAAAGAGGCAAGAAAATTTTATATATTGAAGAGATGCAGTCTGATTGGTTAGAAGCTGGCGAAAGAGTTATAACTGACGAGTCATCTCCTAATTATGGAATGCCTGAGTTTGGTTGGAGAGATTCAGAAAAATTTAGAAAAGCTTTTACTCAAGCTTCGGAAAACTCCACAAGAGATTTAGACATTGCTAAAGAATCTATTGCTGATATTAAAAAAAGTTTAAAAAAATCTTTTCCTTCTGAAGAAGCTTTTAATAATTTTGTGATTAAGTTTGCTGATGGCTCTAAAGTAAATAAACAAGTGGAGACAACATTAAAAAGTATTTATTTTGATGAGGAAGTTTCGTTACAGGACCTTGCTAATATCTCTGGGGTTGGAGTGACTATTAATGATAAGAGGTCTAAGAGTTATGCCTTAAATGGCTTATGGCTAGTTGTTCAAAATGCTGATGCAGAATTATATAGAAGTTCTAATTTTTTTGCAGATGCTTCTCTTTACAATCCTGATGAGCCTAACACACATGGACAACTAAAAAGCCTAATAATGGGAAAAGAGCAACGGTTAAAATTAAAAGAGGCTTCTAAAAACCAAGAAAAGGAAAGAATAGAATTAGAAAAACAATTTAAAAGTGTTCCTAAGATGCCAATGAAAGCAAAATGGCACGAGTTTGGAATGAGAGTGGCAGTGAACATGGCTATTGAAGGCGGCTTTGATAGAGTAGCTTGGTCAAATTCTGATGAGCAAGTGAGACGTTGGGGCGAAGGGCGTACCAAATCCGCTAGGTATAATGAAGCCGCAGGAAAAGTTATAAAAACAAAAGTTCCTGAAGGCGTAAATAAAAAAATGTTTGTTAGTCTCTATGATAAAAAACTACCAAGCTATGCACAACGTCTAGCTAACCAATATAACTCTAAGTCAGGCAAAGCTATAATTGATTTTGACGAAAAATGGTCTCCTGAAGAGCGTAAGAAATTATCTGCTAAATTTGGCACAGATAGCTATGGAAATAAAACAGGTGTTGAAGATAAATATAAAAATTCTTACTTAGACATAAGCCCTGAGATGGTTGAAGCTTTTAAATCAGGAAGAGTTAAGTTCTATAGAAGAGGTGGATTAGTATCTCAAGAAGAGTTAAAGAATGCCGGAAGAAAGATAACACAAGGAATGAGGAACAAGAAGTGGGCTGAGTACTTGTTAGCATTAGAGAAACAAAAAGAAAAAAGCATTAGTCCGGGATGGCAAGGATACCGCAGAAGATATGCAGAGGGTGGTGAAGTAAGTGCTAACCCTATAGATGGACTAAGAGACTACATACTCAGTGAGATAGATGGGATGAAGTTTAACCTTGCTGGTAAGATTGCTAAAGGCTCTATTATAAAAGCAGTAAACAAAAGCTTTTCAAACTTAGGCACTAACCCCAGCAGAGAACAAGTAGAAAATCTATGGCTTGAGCAGAGTGCTAACTTAGATAACCTTAACAAGATTCTAAAAAACCCTGACAATCAAGCCGGAATAAAGGAAAGAATAACCGAGACTTACAACAAGGCATACGACAGTCAGTTTAACTTAGACATTCCTACAACAGAAGCAACCAAGTTAGCAGAGACAGGCGCTATTGCCGCAGGTGGTGGTGTCTTAGGAGACTGGTGGAACAAAGGAAAGAATGTTAGGATACCGGGAGAAAATAAAGCGTCTTGGAAAACTCTTGGTAAAGATTCTCTTAAGCAATTAACTAGAAGTGACGCGGCATTTAAAGCAGGTAAAACAGGACTAAGTACTTTAAGACCCCTTAAAGCTTTTACTCCTAGCATGTTAGCAACAGGACCAGACCCATTAACAAGACAATTAATAAATAGAAGCGCTAGTGCTATATCAAAAGCGTCTCCTTATCTTTCTTTGTTAAATCCGGGAACAGCACAAGCTCCTTCTCCAGAAGAAATGTATGGTGTAGAGTTTGGAACTCCTGAGTATTATAGTGCTGGTGTTAGCTTTAGTAATTCTCTTCTTAGTAATAAGAAAGATAGAAGAGAAGATAGAATTAATAGAACTAACAAGATGGAAGAACTTAGAGTTAAGAATGAGCAAGCAGTAGCACAAGCTAAAGCTAAAGAAGAAGAACAAGCTAGACAAAAAGCACAAGCTAAAGCTAAAGAAGAACAACAAGCTAAACAGCAGAAACAAAAAGAAAAGACTTACTCTAATGTTACTGTAGATAACAAAGGAAGTAAAGGATACACAGGACAAGGCTCTCAAAGCAGAGCTGGAAACAGGACTAATCCATATAACAATACCAAGGGCAGTGGAAACAAACCAAGAACTACAGGTGGTAACAACCCACGCAAGAATTATTTAGGTAACAAACGAGTAACAGGTGGCAGGTAATTCTAGATAGCTGAGAGGTGTTTCTCGATGTCTTCTACTAGCTCCCCTACTCTGTTGTTAACTAAACGAATAAGTGCGCCATATACATGCTTGTTGGGATGATTCTTAAAAGCTTTATCTAAATACTCTATTGGTAATCCTGACATCTCTGCGGTAAGTCTACCGCTTTTATCTAACAAAATCTTAAACCCTACAAGATTAGCTTCTTTCTTTTTTGGTTCTTTAACCATTCTTAATCTCCTTGATATCTTTTTCATATGCATATCTAAGCAAATACATTTGTTTTAGATAAGGCTCATTCTTTATTTGATTCATAGCATCAAACTCTAAAGCCAATATACCTCTGTTAACATTTAACAAGTTGGCTTCTAATTCTTTTAGTTCTTTAACTTTATTTATCTTTTCTGTTGTCATGTAAGTATGCTCCAATTAAAAACCCAACTATAAATATAACAAGCCAATGGCTATGAATGCTTAACCACGTTATTATTGTACTCATTTTAAAAACTCCTTCATTAAATTCTTTAATGATACTAGGTGTAGCTTAGAAGCATTGTTATCCCCGCCCATTACTGTACGAGTGTCCATACCTTTAACTATTTCTTTTAGTTTACTTGTATTGAATACTAAACTACATACAAGTTCACCATCCTTTACTAAATTCTGTACCCAAAGCTCGGCTTCTGTTGACGCTAACCCTGATGGCTTACCATAGCTTTGTACTTCAATGCAAATGTTACCTGTCTTTGACCAAGTATCTCTCTCAGTTTTTACTTCACAAGTCTTTGCGCCTGAGAACATTTCATCTATGTGCTTTTCCCATGTTTGACCAAACTCTAAGTCAACATCAAACTTCCTAAGTTCTTTAATGTCATTACTATTATTTAGTGACAAGTTCTTCTCCTTTTATTTCAACAACAACAAAGTTGTCTTTATCAATACCACCAAACTCAGTGGTGATTTCAGTTACATAATCATAATGGTCATCTTCTATGATACCCTCTTCAACGAGAGTGTCCATTAAAAATTTGTGCATAGGAAAGGTGTAGTTATCTAAATCTTTTTTCCTATTGTTATTAAAGTATAGCGTATAACTAGGCTGTATGGTTTTATATTTAGGAAGAGTTTTTACAAACTCTCTTATGGTGTTAGCATAATCTTGCTTTACTTTGTTCTTTGAAAAGTGGTGCAAATTTCTAAACACATTAAGACTTAACAGATTAGTCTTCTTATTATCTCCTCTACCTTTTGTATAAGTAGGTAAAGGTAAGATGCCTTTACTCTTCATCTGAGGTTCTCCTCTCTTAGGATTTCTTCTATCTGTTTCTCAATAAACCATCGTGCTTTTCGTAAGTCATCTAGTCTTCCTTCTCCAGCCTTATGCTTGTGAGGATAGCGACATAAGTATTTAGTAGCGCTTGCGATTAAGTAACTCATCTTTTGGTCAAGTATAAAATCTATTACTTCTATCTTTCCTGTCTGGTAATGTGACGGATTTACATTGTCAGGTTTATCAGACATTCTGTTTTCATTCCATTGAACTTTTATGTTCTCACTCATTTTTTCCAGTCCTTTCTCCAAAGCCTTGGAGATATTTGTTTAGGTTTAGGTCTTTCTTTTATTTTATGGTAAAGCTTGGAAGTCTCATCCATTTGGACGAGACCCCAAGTGTTTTTATTAGGCTTGTCAGCCACCCCTTATTTTAAATTATTGGTGATGTCTTTGTCAAGCAACTTCCAGATTATACCTGCGGCAATGATGCCCGCTAATCCAGCGTTACCAAGAGTCCAAACAATATCAAGTATAGAACCGATTACATTCCCAGTTAGGAATGCTACCTTTGAACCAAAGATAACCTGTAATACAATTGATAAGCTAATCAGCTTGATGCCTACATCTATCGCACCATCTGCGCCGTTTTTTATTTTCTCTAACATAAAGTCTCCTTTTTTTAGTTAAACATTAATCAGCTAGTATAATTATAACAAGTTGTAGTGTCAAGATTAATAAAAATGTTTCCATTATTCTATCTCTCTTTCTTCTTCAACTAAATCAACTAACTCACATACACTACCAGTACAGGCTAGTGTCTTAGAACTTACAGTTGAATCGGTAAGCTCATACTGACTAATTAAATCCCAGTCAACTGACTTAGGCATCTTCTTAGCTAGTTCGTTATATTCTTTCTTAGTACAATCTTCATAAGGTGCTTGTTGATATGAGTGGTCAGAGTGTGGTAAGAAACTAACACCTGATACTTCATCGAAGTGTTTGTATACCCATGCTCCTACTTCCATCCACTCATGTTCTCTTACACTTACGGTTACACTAGGTTTATGCTCACAGTAGTATCTCTGATACATAAGCCATAACTCTAATTGCTCTATTGCAGTTCTATCATTCCTAAGTACTGCACCTTCAGGGGCTTTCATCGGGAATGTAAAAACTTTAACACTATTAGGTTTCATAACATCAGCTTCACAAGGTATGCCTTGGTCTTCCATTAGCTGTGCTATTGGGTCTTTAGCATCTGCTCTAACCCTACGGAAGTAGTAGTCGTTGTGTCTAGTATGTATACCACTAGCACTATCAACTAACTGACTGACTGTACCACTAGGTTTAATAGCAGTAGTAGCAGTAGCCTGACTAATACCTAACAGTTCTGACCAATGCTGATTAGTCTTAACTGATTCTTTTTTAAGGTCGGTTAAGAAATCTGGCAAGCTTTTCTTTCCATAGTAACCTCTATCTGTATTACTACCATTCATAAAACTATTATCCATGATGCCAGTCAATGACACACCAAGCAATGCTTCCTCTTCTGTATTGTGTACCCACTTAGGGCGAAGACGCTTGATGTTTGTGAGTGATGCTTGGAATGTACCAAGGATACTCGCCAACCTAACCTTTCTCATGATGTCTTTCTGTGTGTCCTCTGCTCTGACTACAACCTCAGTCAGGTTACAGAACTGTCCATCCCTAAGTATGATTTCACTACAAGGGTTACAACCAAAGTCATGGTCAGTGTCGCGTCTACCAATAGAAGCTACTTGTTTAACGGCGGCTTCCCTGTTAAAGATACCACGCTCACCTGATTTAGATTCGTATAAAGAAGTCCACTCTTTCATAAAGATACCAATGTCTGGCTTCTCTGTATAGCATACGCTGTTGTTACTGAGTGCCATCTCAGGGGTGTCGCTCCACCACTGCCCGCTCTTAGCGTTACGCATACGCTCATCTGTTAGATTTGATAGGGAGATAAGGGCTGACCTACGAACACCACCTACAACCACAACCTCGGCAATCTTACACATCATTCTGTGGCACTCATAACTGGTTAGTTTTCTACCTCCCGCTTCTTTAAATATGTTAGTAGAGAAGTTAAACAAATCTAATAATGGTTCAGGACCACTCGCTCTACCACCAAATGTTTTAAGTCTAGAACCTTTCGTTCTTACTTTAGAGAAATCCCACTTAGGCATCTCACCATCGTACAAATAAGTAATAAGTTTACGGAACGCAGATTGCCATCCTTCTTTACTATCTTGTACTACAATAACATCTTCTACATCAACCATCTCTTCGGGTACTTCGGGTAGCTTGCTTATGTGTTGTCTCTCTACACTAAAGCCTACGCCAGTGCCGTGCATCAGAACGAATAGACATTCATCAAATGCTTTCGGATGGTCAACGCTTAGATAAGCACAGTTATATCCGGCTATGTGGTTCTTTGCCAAGGCTGGACCAGCGGTCATCAGCGCTCTCATGCTAGGCATAACCTCTAAGTTAAGAACAGCTTCCTCTAAAATTTTACGAGTCTTAGGTACTAATTCTTGATTAGTATTTTCTTTCAGATGTTCTTCCATAAAGTCAAAGTATCTAGCAACAGTCTCTTCCCATGTCTCTCTTCTATTCTTTTCAGGTAGCCAACGAGCATACCTGCTCAGAGCAATAAAGTTCTGATAATCATTTGGTAATGTGTTCAATTTTTAAATCTCCAGTTATGTATTATGTTTAATCATCTATGGGGTCTATTTGTATATCCACCATAGTAACGCCGTTCTCGTCTTTGTAATCACTGTAAGTTAATCTTCCTTCTCTGTGCATTAAGACTGCTTCTCGTATACCTTTGTCATAAGCTTTTGTTCCTTGATACCAAATCATAACAGCACCCAGTATTAAAAAAGAAACAAACCAACCTAGTGATATAAAGTTACTTGAATTTATTATAATCTCTTCCATCTAAATCTCCAGTTTTTTTCTGTTCTTTTTTCCTGTCTTTCTCAATTTTCATTTTCCACAGTCGGTTATTCCTAACCGAATGTTTTAATTTGTTTGTGACAGGATGTCGTTTTGTTTTACCCATTAGTGTACTGTATCGTTGTCACCCGCTACAAACTCACCATCAGATATCTCTGTTCCCGCTTCATAAAGCAAGTCGGGGTCTTCCTCTAAGATAATACTAATGCCTTTAGCTAACGGAGAAAGTATGTTTGAAATCTCACTACCTTCTACCGTGTTATCTATAATCTCTAAAGACATAGCACCTATCTTAGAATCTATAGAGAGTTTAAAATAAATTACATCTCTCTCTAATTCGTTTGAAGTATTAATCATTCATGAAATCCTTTGGGTTTAGCCCACGCTTTATTGTTTTAATAAACCACTTGTAAGAAAAGGCTGACAGTTTAAACGAACCAAACGCTCTGTAGTGTGTTTGTTTAGGTATAAGTTCAAAGATATTATCCTTACTAACTTTATCAGCTTCTTCAGGACCAAGTAAACCTTTGTACCAGTCAATCATTTCTTGCAATGCTTGTCTTCTTATAGCTTTTGCTTTGCGTCCATTCATTCGTTTACCCCTATTATTTCTTCTACATTAGGTAGAACTTTAACCGTGGTTAAGTACTCATAGCCATTAGCATATTTAAAAACTCTAAGGTTAGGGTTACATTGATGCTTATGTCTACACCACTTACAAGAGTTATGAAGCCCCATGTTCCCTGACTTTCCTTTCTCTATGATAGGATAACATCTTTCTTCAGGAGGTGTGTCTTCTTCTAACTCTTCTCTAACCGTTTCTAATCTTTCTTCTATGTTAGGCATCTCTAAATCATCAGGTCTGTAAAAACAAATCTCTCCTGTTGATTTATTAGCGACTAAGAAACCGCCACCGCTTTTATTAAAGCCATGTTCGTATGCTGACAGTTGTGCGAGGTATCCGAAGGGGTCATCTTGTGACAGCTTACCATCTTTAAACTTTCTAAATGAGAAGTCACTGGCTGATTTTATATCAACCACAACACCATCTATTATACAGTCTACATGTCCTTTAAGCCCTAGCACTTTTACTTCTTCTTGCTGTGATTCTAGCTTATGTCCAGCCAAGTCCACGAAAAACAATAGAAGTTCTTCTACAACATGACCATATAAGAATCTAAAAACTACAGAGGGTGCTAAATCTTCTGAGGTATCTAAAGATTTTATGTCATACCAAAGCTGTCTGTTGGGTTTACCAACATTAGACATCCTCAGTCCTGTTCCTCTTGCTTTAGGAGTAGCCCAGTCATTAAGAACATCTCTTAAACCATCTAATAACTTATCTACTTTTTGTTTTGGTAATTCGATAGGCTTACCGTTGCCTATGTCAGAAAATATAGTATTTATATCTTCGACTAAAGTATTTATATCTTTTTTCATTAGTGAGTCTCCGCCCAGTTATTGCCAATTTTTGCTTCAGCATCTAATGGACAGCGTAGCTCATAGTATTGTCCGGCTTCCCTAATAGATTCAATAGCAAGCTCTCCAAACCTTTCAGCATGGTCTTCTAACACTTCCGATTGAAACTCATCATGGATGTTACCGACAAATTTATAATCCAGACTCTCCATTATAGCTCTCTTATTTAAAATTGTCAAGGCTTTTTTCATAACAATTGCACCAGCGCCTTGCAATAAAAAATTTAATGCGGCGTGTCCGGAGCGTATCCAAATCTTTCTTCCGTCCAAGCCTTTGATGTATCCTTTCTCTGATGCCCTAACAACACGCTCCCTTAAAACCTTTAGAGCAGGAGTGCTATTAAGGAAATCATTTTTAACTTTCTTACCTAGTTTTGAACCACCACCAACGATAGTTCCTATCTTCTCATCTCCAGCACCATAGAGAAAAGCATAAATAAAAGTCTTACTCTTATCTCTTGTTGGTAAACCAGCGGCGAGTTGATTCTTACTGTGTATGTCACCGTGTAGTATTTCATTAGTGTAGTCACTGTCATTCATATAGTGAGCAAGCATGCGTAACTCTAAACCACTAGCATCACAGCCTACTAACTTGTATCCTGTGTTCACAGTAAACAGCTCTCTAAAGTCAGCACCATAGTTACCTTCTAATCCCCAAACAAGCTTACCATCCGAGCCTTTCTTAACGGCGGGTATCTGTGCCATGTTAGGAGATGAGTGTGTCATTCTTCCTGTAACTGCACCGTTTGTATTGACATATCCGTGTATCCTGTTGTCATCTTCTATCTTACCTAATATGTTTTTAAGCATGGCTTCACGTTTAGAAACTAAGAAGTACTCTAGAATCAACGAACACTCTGGAATTTCTGTAACACCTTTGAGTACTGACTCATCAACAATAGCATTGCCTTTGTCAGTAAACTTGGTGGGTGTCCAACCAAAATGTTTTAAGTACTTAACTATCTGTTGCCTACTAGCCAAGTTAAACTCAGGATACTCTATACATCCCCACTCTTTAGGTGTCTTCCAAAACGCACCTCTGTCCAACTGTTTCTGATAGGCTACTGAATACATACCATCAGCATTATACTTGTTCTTTAAGTCTGTCAAGGGAACAAAGGTAGGCAAAGGTTTGAATGTCTCGTGTACCTTATCTATTAAACTTTGTTTCTTCTCACACAGTCCAGCATATAAGATGTTAGCTTTGCGTTCATCAATCAACCAACCATTAAGTCTTTGTTCGTTAATACAGTCAGCAACTTCGTGTTCTAAATTGATAGCCCTTGTTTTAAAATCCTCAAGCTGTTCAGATAACTTCTTATAAACCAAAACATTAATCCTAACATCTTGTTTACAATAAGTAATCATCTCATCACTCAAGTAACTCCACTCATGGAAGTCACCTTTAGGAAAACCTAAAGACTTGCCCCAGTTGTCGAGAGAATGCCCGCCTTGGTTGGATGGGTTAGCAAGACGAGACATAACTACGGTGTCAGATACTTTGAACTTACTAAAGTCTACATCCCATAGTTTTTTAAGTGCGGGTATGTCATAGCTAATAATGTTGTGACCTATAACTTCATCAGCTTGAGACAAATACTTTTTGAATTTGTCTTTATCTTCAGCCAAGAAGGTACGCATGTCACCAGTGTCTACATCACTAGTTACCACAACCCATATCACCGTTGGGTCTAGTCCGTCTGTCTCTATGTCAAATACTATCTTCATTTAAAACTCATCTTCAGGTTCATTGTTCTCACTTGGCTTGTCCGTTTCGAGCATTCTACCAGTATCTTTATCATAATACAAGTAGCAAGCTGGACCAGTCAAACCTGAGAACCTATTCTTCAGTACTCTAATGGTAGTGGTGTTCCTTATCTGAGGGTCATCGTGTTGACCATCCCTCTCCAAACCTATCACCATATCAGATAGCTGTCCAATACCAGCAGAACCTCTGAGTTGTGATAGAGAAGTAATACCGCCCTCTTCATGCGCAGTACCGCCCGGTCTCTTCAAGTGACTAACCATAAATAAAGCAATGCCTGTCTCTTGAATTAGGGTTCTTAGCTTGGTAGCTATCTCATCAAGAGCCTTTCGCTCATCACCGCTCTGTTGGTCAGAAACAAGTATAGATATGTGGTCAAGGAAAACATACTTACAATCCAGTCCTTTAGCCATGTACCTAACCTTGCTAATTATATTATCAATTGTGTTAGAACCGAAGCTGTCATATAGGAATACTTTACCAGTTCCTAGGGTAGCATCGTAATGCTCTCTAAGTTCTTCTCCATCTATGTACGTGTCGGGAAGGTGAAGGGGTCTATTTGCGGACATCGACATCAAACTAAGACCTGTCCTGCGGGTAGACTCTTCCATCATCAACAATCCAATATTTCCACTATCTTCTGTATTGATTAAATAATAGATTAATTCTCTAAGAAACTGTGACTTTCCCATACCACTGCCAGCCGCGATTGTAATCAACTCATGTGTACGAATACCATAGGTAAGTTCGTTCATGCCAGCCCAAGGATACTCAACAAATGATTGGTCAATCTCCTCGGTAACAATGCCCCACATGTTGTCACCTCTGATGATACCATCAGGTGCAAACAACTTAGCCGCCCACCAGTACTCCATAAAAGCCTGACGCTTATTGTCTTTGAGCATTTCGTTAGCATCTTTATACTCAGAAGGCAGTGTCATTATCTTTGCCTTAGAAGGTGGAAACAGTTCGGCTACTTGGCGAGCCGCTTTCTTCCCAGCTTTATCTGAATCAAAACAAACTACAACGCTCTCGAAGTCATTGAAGAACTCTAAGTTCCTTTTGATATCTCTAGCCGCTGAACTTGCGCCATTGATTACACTAACAACGCCCCACTTACTACCCATCAATTCATAAGCCGCCATCGCATCACACTCACCCTCAACAATAGTAATAAACTTACCCTTGCTTTGAGTGGATTGTGTTCCAAATAAGTCAGCATCTCTAACACTGCCCTCGATACGAAAGTCTTTTGTCTTTACACTTCGTATCTTCTGTGCAATCTTCTTGCCGTCTGAATAATAGGGATATAAATGTTCCTTGATACTGCCGTCTTTGTTGCGTGTAATAGTTACACCATACTTCTTTGCAGTCTCAGAGGATATCTTTCTGTCTGTTAACGCACCGAGAATACCTGTGGCGGTTAACTTTGTTTCTTTCTTTTTAGTCTTATCACTTAATTCATAGTTACCATCACCATAATGTTGTCCATGTGCTTGGCAATCACCACCAAAGCACTTCCAAGAACCGTCTTTATTGATACTGACGTTATCTTGAGAACCACATTCAGGACAAGGAACATGGTGTTCAACCCAATTAGATTGTGTGTGGTCTAATTTTTCCAAAATATATTTCTCCAAAATGAATAAGGGCATCCGCGAAGATGCCCCTAAATGTTACCAATTCAACCGCGGTTGATTTGCCTATAGCTCGTCCAAGTCACCGCCCATGTCATCAAACTCATTGACACCAGCGCCACCCTCGTAAGGAACTAAGTCTACTACTTGAATTGCGTTGAGTGACTTTCCTAAACCAGCTTTCTTAGTCATCGCATGTTCATATGTAAAGAAACTAACCTTAACTAACGAGCCATTACCAATCTCTCCATTGCTCCATGCATTTTTATTTGCATCAACAACTTTAGGTGGTCCTAACTCCTTACCTTTAGATGAAGTTTCTTTTCTTGTAAACTTAAAGATATTAGTTTCTTCCTCGCCACCCCTGTGCCAAGGTCTCAAACCTTCTTTCTTTAGTCTATCTCTTTCTTTATCAGTAACCTCTAAATCTAACGACCAAAAGTTATAGTCTTTAAAGTTATCATTAGTTACTAACTGATGAGGCAATACTTTTGCCCATTGTGCTTTACCTGTTGCTATCACTATATTATATCCTTGTACTTTTAAAGTACTGTATGTTATATAAAAACTAAACATAAGCTTAGTTATCCTAGAATCAATATTATTAAAGTAAACATAGATTATACAAACTCATGGTTTTTTAATTAATTATTAATTCATAATGAAGATTATACAGGACAACCTCGCTTATGTCAAGCCTATTTAAGCCGCGAGCCTTAAACTTTCTAAAAGAGGTAGAACTTGTCTTACTTTCTGCTCTCTATTTATAATAATCGAAGGCTTGTTGCTTTCTTTACGAACCTTTGTGTGGCTCGACCAGTCTGTCAATGTATTGAACAACGCCCAAAGGTTGTTGCCCATTTGTAATACATATTTAGCATGGGTTTCTGTTAGTATCTTCATAGTCTTCTTGTTGTCTTTAGCAAGAGCAAGTAATACTTTCTCCGCATCAACAACAGAAACTTTAGTACGAGGATACTGTTTCCATAGTTCTACATGTTGCATGTAGACATCCAAAGAAGTTTCTAATCTTCTTATTACATCATTAACATCCAAGCCCTTGGTATGCTTACCAAAGAACGCTGAGAATGAATCATGTACCACCTGTCCGTTAGAACAAGCCAGTCTTAACGCACCTAGTAACGAGCCTAAACTCCAAGTGCCATCATAACTGTTTAGTAAAGTAGTTTGTAGGTACATGGGGTCACCCTCTGCTACTTCCATCTCATGAGCGGGGAAAGTATAAGTTATTATCTGTCTCGCTCCATCATGAGAACTCGAAACCTTACGCATCATACCTCTAGTATCAAGCTTGGATGCAAACAAAGCTTCTTGGTATTTAGACACCGCTTCACTTGTTTGTATTGGCTTGTAGTTTATACCTACTACAGATATAACATCTCCAGTTTCTGAGTTAACAATAGCCTTATGCTTCGGGGCTTGTGTGCCACGAGTCCATAAAGACCGCTCTTCTACCAATGCAAACTCTTTGATGCTAGATTGAGCATCATATTGTGTGTATTGTAGATTTACATCTTCTTGTACATTTGTATAGTGTGTACCTTGTATCATCTTCTTCTCCATTTATTTTTATTTAACATTCTGCGTCTTGCAGTTCTCTTCTTTCTTTCTTTCTTTATTACAGACTGTGGAGTCCTACCTACTGGAACATATTCTTCCTTGTTGTGGTCGTAGTAGATAGAACCCTCTTCTTCCATAGCTAGTGCATCTTTACCGTTCATTAGGTCAGCCCCAGCATTCTGCCATCCTTGTCTATTGCAACAAGATAAGCATCGTCTATATCTACATAAGAACTTTCGTTAATGTTCACCTGTTTATTGTTTACAGTGATGAACTCTTCCTCACCAAAAACTGTCCATGCTCTGAACTTATCATGGGTGTAAGGGTTAAAGGTTATCTTCTTAGCTACTTGCATAGAATTGAAGTTATAGACAGGCTTATAGTCAACCAGTTTAAACTTTTCTAACGATTGCCTGTCTTTGTAACGGGTAAAGTTGTACGCACTCATCACCTGACCACTGGCAACCGCAACAACTTCTTTTCTTTTGGTCTCTCGTATTCTCTTGAGACCTTTCTTGTTAACATTAAACTTAACACCAAACAAAGTAATGGCATCACAATGCCCCACTACCAAGCCCTTGTTATCTCTAACAGACAGCTTTCCGTTGTTAAGGTTTCTGTATACGCTATATATACTCATTGTCTACTCCTTTTTGTCAATACATGAATCGTTATAACAATAACCATCATCTAAAACAACACCACAACCATCACAATAGTCAATATCGTAGTGTATTTCTAGTGTTTCGATGACTTCATCGTTGTCTATGCCGTTAGAATCTTGCAATTTCTTGATAAGATTAGGCACATCGGTAGGAAAGCAGTCAATGATTTGTGTCAGACTATCAAAGTCCATCAACAAATCATTCTCTATGAGATAAACCAACAACTCTTCAGTCCTTTCATTCTCTGCTTGTCGCTTTATTCTATACTCTGAGAAATGATTCTTGTTTTTATTAGGTTTATTACTCATTGTCTACTCCTATGTCAGGGGTAGTACTGATTGTTGTTGTAATCTTTTCAGTATTACCTTGTATATAAGCGAAGAAAAACTTCATAGCTTTACAAAATTTCTCATAGTCAGGCAGTGAATGTGCGGGTAATGTTACTTGCACAAACTCTGCTTCTCTATTCTCGCTCTCGTCTAAATATCCTTTCATCGTTGCTCTTGTGAACACCGCATTTACTTTTGCTAATTGCATCAAGTCAAAAAGAATATCTTTTTCTTTTAGTGAGTTACACTCTACTCTGATTATCATATAGTTCTCCTGTTTAATCAGTGTTACCAGCCCAACCTGTGCATTCTACTGCATCGGCTGGTCTGCATATTAAGGAAGAGTCTTTCGCTTCTTCCAGCCTTTCTTCTAGCGCACTACAACCTGTTAAAAAGATTATAGTTACTAGCAGAATTTTTAATTTAAAATAATTATACACTATTTTTCTCCTTCTGTATACCATATAGGTGTTTTAGTTTTCCATGTAGCAAAACTTTTCTTATACTTGATGTAGTAATTACGATAGGCAGTGATACTATCTTCGTTCTTTACATCATCAGGCATTGCTTGTATGGGCTGAGTAAACGGAACATCGGGAATGTTTTGCGGAACATCCTTGAGTACGCTCTTCAGCTTTACATATGACTTGTGGTCTTTGTCATAACGAATCTTAAACTCTTCGTGTAGACAACACCACATATCATACAACCACTTGTAGTTTTCTTTGCTTTGTCTCACCCATATGTTGCTTGGGTGATTGACATGACAAGACTTGTATAGATAATGGTCTCGTCTTGGGTGGTCATAAGTTGTAAGCAGACGATTTGATTTACTCAACCGCTTGACTTTCTTACCATCTAATACCCTGTGAGCAGTAGACATTAACTGAGCGTACTCAACCAACATCTTACTGCTGTGCTTGTCTATGTGCATTTCTGCACAAGACTTTGGGTTATGGTCTAGATAAAATATATTCATTTTATTTTTGCATCCATCCGTTATCTCCTTTTATGTTTAAGACATCGAGTTTCTTCTTTAATGTTTCTAAAGAATCTATATCCGCTATGCTTTCTACAAGCACATCTATCTTT